GCTGCTCTCCTGCTGTTTTGGTTATAAAAATTAAATGGCATTTAGTACAGCGCCAAACTAAACCATATTCAACTATGGTTTGCCCTCGACCACGCAAGCGACCAAAAAATGTTTTGACTGCTTCAATCATGGCTGTCTAGCCTCCTGTAAAAGTTCAATACGCTCGCGCGATGCTCTAAGCATGGTGTAGCGTTGATGCAGGCGCTCCAACACCGCCACACGCTTGGCGTTGCCCCGCTCATGGGTCAGCATGTCCAAGACCTTTTGCTCATCAAAAGTCTTAAGTTCATTGTTTAGTTGTCGCCAGGTGAGTTGCAATTTTGTCCTCCAGTTTTTTGATTGTTTCCATGCTCTTGCTCAACTTACGCCAAGCGGCGTTGAAGTCGCGTTGGTATATCTTGTGAATAGACTTCTCAGCCTTTAGCTGGGTCTTCCATTTAAGTAATCTCACTTCAGTTCCTCCATTGCAATATCCGACACAGCGCGCTTGTCGTGTAGCGCGCCCCAAATCTTTTCGTCAATAGTCTTGTTGGTCATCATCACGTAGACCCACACAGCGTGTGCTTGGCCTGAGCGGTGCAAACGACCAACGGTCTGTTCGTACAACTCCAAGCTCCACGGCAGAGACAGAAACACCATGTGACAGCCACCGAACTGAAGGTTGAGCCCGTGGCCAGCAGACTTGGGATGGACAGCGAGTAGCCTGACTTTTCCATCATTCCATCGCTTAATTGCGTCCACGTCATCAAGGGTCGTAACGGTGAAACGTCGCTTAATCTCGGCGAGTTCTTCTTGGTACTGGTAAACGATGATGGTGTTGGCGTGTTGGTTTTCATCTAGTAACTCTTCAAGTCGGTCAAATTTGTGGTTGCTAAACCATACGGCGGTTTGCGTAGAATCGAACTTGCCTGGTGTTTCGGAGGCCGTTCTGCGTGTGTCGTATACGAAGCCGCTAGCCATCTGTTGCAACTTGCCCGTCACCACCCCCGCATTTATCGCGGTGACGTCCAACGCTTGAAAGTCCTTTTTCATCTTTTCGTAAGGCTCGCGGTCGTCTAAATCGCACCGCACCTCGACCACGTGCATGGGCGGCAGCTTGTCTTTGTATTCGCCAGCGTCCAAGACGTAGGTCGCAGGCTTGATGCGCTCCATGACGCCGGCTAGCGACCCAACACGCGGTGCCCACTCACCGAAGTCTTTGTTGATCAGCACAAAATACTGCTGCATGAACGCGCCTTTGGATCGGCCAAGTAAACCTTGGTCAACGATCTTGCACTGGCCAAACACGTCTTCCAAGCCGTTGCTGGTGAATGAGCCAGTCAATCCCCAGCGGATGGTCATGGGTTCTAGCACCTTCATCAGCGCCTTAAAGCGTGTGCCGGACGGATTCTTCAAGCGCGTCAGCTCGTCAAACACAACGGCGTCAAAGTCCAACTCTTGCTCGGCCAGCCATTGAATGTTGTCGTAGTTGCTGACCACAATCTGCGCTTTGGAACGTAGTGCTGCGCTTCGTTGCTTGGGTGTGCCCACCGCCACGGCCACAGGCACATCAGGTGCCCACTTGGGTTGCTCGACTGGCCACACATCGGTGCAAACGCGCTTGGGTGCAAGAACAAGAAACCGCTTGGCCACACCGTTGGCCAGCATGTCTTGCATGGCCGTCAGCGTGATGGCTGTCTTGCCAGCGCCGACAGGTGCCAAAATCATGGCACGGTTGCGCTCGTAAAGGAAGTCAGCGGCTTCATTTTGGTAGGGTCTTAATGAATTCATCAATTTGTTCCGTTGTCCATAAACACGCATACCGTTGGTTCAGCAGCGTCATGTCCGACATGAACATCTTCTGCAACGCTGACAGCCTGCCGCCCTTGGTCTTTAACTCCACAAACCATGTGCTGCCGTCAGGCAGACACGCGATTCGGTCTGCTACGCCTTTGCGCCCTGGGGACGTGAACTTGTACGTCTTGCCACCAACGCGCTCAACCGCCCAAACGAAATGATTTTCAACTATTTTTTCTTTCATGTCAAAAAGTTTAGCACAGTTTTATTTTCTGTGCTATAGTTCAGCCTCAATCAACTAAAGGAGAGTTCAGTGGATCACAGTAAGATAGTCGGCGGTTCAACCGCCAAGCGCGTTATGAACTGCCCAGGCTCAGTAGCCTTGGTGCAGAAGATGCCACCCCAGCCCAGCAGCAAGTACGCCGACGAGGGTACGCTGTTGCACAACGTCATCGCTGAAGTGGTAATGAGTGATAAGCACCCTGAAACATGGCTTGGCACTACCTACAACGATCAAGTGTTGACGCTTGATTTGATCGACAACAAATTGGTGCCCGCGCTTGCGGCGCTTGATGTGATCGACCCAAATAAGGAGATGGAAATTGAAGCGGAAATTCGTGTTGGTTTTGGTGATATCTTGCCTGGCGTCTTTGGTAGTACTGACCTTATTGCACGTATTGGCAATCGGGCTGTTGTACTTGACTGGAAATTCGGTGACGGTGTTGCTGTAGAGGTAGAAGAGAATCCTCAACTGATGTTCTACGCCGCTGCCGCCATGCGTACCGAAGAAGCCAAGTGGGCATTCAAAGACGTCGAAGAAATCGAGATGGTCATTGTCCAGCCGCCAATGGTCAAGCGTTGGGTGACTACACCGGCTCGCATAGCCCAGTTTGAAAAAGACTTGGTCAAAGCGGTCAAGCTGGCGCAGCAACCCAACGCCGAACTCAAAGTCGGTGACCACTGCCGCTGGTGCACGGCCAAGCCCATCTGCCCGCAGATGACTGGCGCTGTTGACCGCGCGTTGAAGACGCAAGTTGAAGCGATTGATGCGCCTATGCTTGGCGCGTACTTGGCCAACGCTGATATGCTAGAAGATTGGATCAAAGACTTACGTGCGCTGGCGCACCAAATCCTTGACAGCGGCGCGTCAGTCCCAGGGTATAAACTGGTGGCCAAACGTGGCATTCGTCAGTGGACTGACGACAAGAAAGCCGCCGACGCATTAGTTGAAATGGGCGTTGAGCCCTACAAAGAACCTGAGTTGGTTTCTCCCGCGCAAGCAGAGAAGGAACTCAAAAAGCGCAAGTTGACATTGCCCGACGATCTTGTCGTGTCAGTGTCTTCAGGCACAACATTGGCAAGCGCGGATGACCCGCGCCCAGCAGTGTTGCAAATCGGGAAGCAACTTACCGCTGCCCTTTCTAAACTTCAATAAGGAAAAATAAATGTCCAATTTAGTAGCGTTCTCTCAAGCTGGCTTGCCAGCAGTGTCCACCCTGTCAACCGCGCTGCGGTCGATCCAAGCAGACGTCGGCCCAGCCGGCATAGTCATCCTGAAAATGGATAAGACTGGCCACTGGGTGTTCGGTGCCGATCAGACCGAAGTCGAAGATGACAGCAAGTGGGCGATCAACCCCTTCTCCTTTGTCCACGGCTTCATTGCTTGGGGCGACGGTGAGGTGTTGGCCGAGAAGATGACCAGCGTCAGCCAGCCGTTGCCTGAACTCGACGAAGCGCCCCCAGGTGCCAAGAAGGGTTGGGAAACTCAGGTGGGTCTGTCTTTGAAGTGCATCAGCGGCGAAGACAAGGGAATGGAAGCGCGTTACACCACGACCTCGGTCGGCGGTAAAAAAGCGGTTCAAGCCATTGCAGTCGCCTTGGCCGAGCAGGTCGAAAAGGATCAAACCAAGCCTGTGGCTGTCGTGCGTCTGCGTAAAGACCACTACGCCCATAAATCATATGGTAAGATATATACACCTGTGTTCGAGGTAGTGGAGTGGGTGAGCATGGATGGTGAGGCCGAAGCTCCAAAGGCTGAGGAGGCACCCGCTGCACCAGCAGGCCGTCGTCGTCGTCGGTCTGCCTGATGACTCTTTGGGTTGATTTTGAAACCCGTAGCGCCTGCGACCTAAAAGTCGCGGGCGTTTACAACTACGCGCAAGACGCCAGCACCGAAGTGCTGTGCATGTCGTATGCGTTTGGCGATGATGATGTCGTCACATGGGTGCCTTTCTATACAGATGCCCAAGGTGATGTACAGAAAACGCCATTTCCTATACATGTCGCTGAGTACACCGGCATGATCTACGCCCACAACGCGGCGTTTGAGCGCCTGATCTTTTGGTACGTGTTGCAAATAAATTTTAAGTTGGAGCAGTTCTACTGCACCGCTTCGCAAGCCCGCGCCAACTGTGCGCCTGGCTCGCTGGAAGACGTTGGCCGCTTTGCTGGCGCGTCCATGAAGAAAGATCACCGTGGTGCCCAACTGATTCGCCTGCTGTGCATACCCCCATTTAAAGAAGATCCCACGCTCATGGCCGAGATGGTTGCCTACTGCGAGCAGGACGTGCGGGCGATGCGCTCCATCAGCAAAGCCTTGCGCCCCTTAAGCGCAGATGAGCTGGCCGACTACCACGTCAACGAGCGTATCAACGACCGTGGCGTGTTGGTGGACGTGCCGTTGTGCAACGCCGCCATCAAGTTTGCCAGCGATGAGTTGGTCGAGATCGAGCAGATCGTGGCCGAGGTGACCGAAGGTGCCATCACCAGCGTCAGGTCGCCTAAGATGCGTCAGTGGGTGATCGACCGCGTTGGCCCGCAGGCTTTGAAGCTGATGGAAACCTTTAAGGACGGCGAGAAAAAATATTCGATTGACAAGACTGTGCGAGCGAATTTGCTTGCAATGGAGAACCCAGATGAGATACCGCCCGCTGTTGCCGAGGTTATCCAATGCGCGGACGACCTATGGGCGTCTTCGGTTGCGAAGTTCAGCCGCCTTGCATCTCTTGCAGACGTCGAAGACCACCGAGTCCGAGGAGCTTTTGTGTTTGCTGGAGGGTCTGCTACCGGACGTGCCAGCAGTTATGGAGCCCAAGTTCACAATTTCACTCGCAAGTGCGCCAAATCGCCCGAGGACGTTAGAACTGCAATGGTCAGAGGCCATTCAATTGTTCCTCAGTTTGGCAAGCGCGTTACAGATGTCCTCAAAGGAATGCTCCGGCCCGCACTGATACCGGCGCCGGGTAAGTCCTTGGTCGTGGCCGATTGGGCAGCCATTGAAGCCCGAGCCAACCCCTGGTTATCCAACTGCCCCGCCGGTGAGCGCAAGTTGGCCATCTTTGCCCAAGGCGAGGACGTGTACAAGGTCAACGCCTCGGCCACCTTTGGCGTGACAGTCGATCAGGTCACCGGTGAGCAGCGCCAGATTGGCAAGGTTCAAGAGTTGGCCTGCGGCTTTGCCGGTGGCGTCGGTGCCTTTGCAGCAATGGGCCGCGCCTACGGTGTGCACCTGCCCGAGTCCGATGCCAAGCGCATGGTTGACGCATGGCGCAGAGCCAACCCATGGTCGGTGCCCTACTGGCAAAACCTTGAGGAAGCCTATACCCGCGCCATGCGAAACAAGGGCTATGAGTTCAGCGTGGGTCGGGTTACCTATATGTATGACGGCCAGCATCTTTGGTATGCTTTGCCCTCTGGGCGTGTGCTTTGCTACCCCTTTGCCAAGCTGGAAACCGATGGCGTGACCTACGCCAAGGCCGCTTGGAAACCGGCAGCAGACGCAAAAGAATGGCCACGCGCAAGGCTTTGGAAAGGGTTGGCGTGTGAGAATATCACCCAAGCCACCGCCAACGATCTGCTGCGCTACGCCTTGCGCCAGCTCGACGACGTGGTGTTGCATGTGCATGATGAGATTGTGTTGGAAACAGATCGGCCTGAAGAGATGGCCGAAAGACTGGGACGTGTGATGTGTACGCCACCTATCTGGGCTGCGGGTTTACCCCTTGGCGTAGAGGTGGCGATCATGTCTCGATATGGCAAATAAAAAGCCCGCTGGCAGGCGGGCTTGTAAGGGAGCACTAACTTGGAATTTTTGGACTTTATCACAAAACTCGCCCCAACCGGCGAAACCGCACTAATTGTTAGACAAAAACCACAGCTAAAAGACGGCAAGATTCAACTCCACGCCGATGGTGCAGTCAAGTGCACGTGGCCAGCGTACCTACCCAGCAAAGGCACCAAGGCCAACGAAGCGTGGTACGGCAACACCGCCAGCTTTATCGTTGACCGCTTCGCCGATGGCCGCGTGTCAGCGTCCGCCGCCAATTGCGAGTACATCCTTGTGATGATGCTCGACGACATCGGCACCAAGTCCAAGACGCCGCCTCTTGAGCCCACGTGGATCATGGAAACGTCCGAGGGTTCATTCCAGTGGGGTTACGCTTTCAGCGACCAGCCGACCAAGGCCGAATTCAGCGCGGCCATCAAAGCGATCGCCGACGCGGGTTACACCGACCCTGGGGCCTGCAACCCCGTGCGCAACTTCCGACTCCCAGGGAGCGTGAATTTAAAACCCGACCGCAACCATTTTGAGTCGCGCTTAGTCGAGTTCCACCCCGAGCGCGAGTACAGCCTGCCCGAGATCTGCGCCGCGCTTGGCGTGACGCCCGTCGAGGCCGATTCGCTCACCCTGCGCCCCATCAGACTGTCCGACGACGGCGCTGATGATGTCATGGCGTGGCTGTCCGAGCAGGGTCTGCTCCTCTCCCGACCCAACGGCGAGGGCTGGGCTGGCGTGATCTGTCCCAATGGTGCCGAGCACACCGACGGCAACCCCGAAGGCCGGTACATGCCGTCCAACCGCGCGTATTGCTGCCTGCACTCGCATTGCGTGGACTTTGATTCGCGGATGTTCTTACAGTGGGTCACCGACAATGGTGGCCCCGCACACACCCCAGGCTTGCGTGAGGAGTTGCTGGCGCAGGCGATGGACTCGGCACTGTCCAAGCTCACGCCTACGATTGAATACCCCAATGAGGCCGCTCGCGTCATCGCCGAGGTCGAGCGCAAAGAGCTTGGCCGTATTGAGAGGGCCGAATGGTATGAGCGGTTCGCCTACGTCCAAGACGACGACGGTTATTTTGATATGCAAGACCGCCGCGAATTGTCGCGTGGCACCTTCAACGCCCTCTTTCGGCACATAGATTGCAAGTCGATTCACAACGCCAAGCGTAAGGTTGAGGCGTCCGTATCGTTTGACGAGAATCGTCAAGCCAAAGGAGCCAAGGCATTGGCCGGCATCACCTACGCCGCTGGCGGCTCCATACTGGTCGCCCGTGACGGCTTGGTCTACGGCAACCGCTGGCGCGACGCGCGCCCCAAGGCCGCGCCCGGGGATGTCACCAAATGGCTGGAGCACGTCGAGCGCATGGTGCCCGAGCCCTTCGAGCGTGAGCACCTGCTTAACGCGTTGGCGCATAAGGTGCAATTCCCCGCCCATAAGATCAACCACGCCATCCTCATGGGCGGCAACCATGGCAGCGGCAAAGACACCCTCTTCGCCCCATTCTTTTGGGCGATCGGCGGCGACGCCAAGGCCAACTGCTCGCTAGTCAAGAATGAAGACCTTAACTCTCAGTGGGGCTACGCGCTCGAGTGCGAAGTGATGGAAATCGCCGAGCTTCGCCAAGCAGAGGCCAAAGACCGGCGCGCGTTGGAAAATACCTTAAAGCCCATCATCGCAGCGCCCCCTGAGCTTCTCATGGTCAACCGTAAGGGCTTGCACCCCTACATGGCGCTCAACCGCGTGTTCGTCATTGCGTTTTCCAATGAGCGCGTGGCCATCTCGTTACCCAGTGAGGATCGCCGCTGGTTCGTCATATGGTGCGCAGCGCCTAAGCTATCAGAGGCTCATGCGGTGAGCTTGTGGAATTGGTACCAGCACCGAGGCGGCTTTGAAGCCGTCGCCCATTACCTGCACACCCGCGACGTGTCCGACTGGAACCCCAACGCGCCCCCACCGCTTACCGAGGCCAAGGCCATCATGGTCGAGCACGGCATGAGCACGGCCGAGTCGTTCCTGGTCGATCAACTGCGCCGGCGCGTGGGTGAGTTCTCCCGAGGTGTCATTGCGTCCCCCTTTCACGGCGTATGCGACCGCTTGCAAGGCATGGCACCCGCTGGCGTCAAGATCGTGCAGGCCGCGTTACTTCACGCGCTGAAGGAAGCCAATTGGGTCGACATGGGGCGCGTCGCGTCGCGCACTCACAGCACCAAGAAGCATATATTTTGCGCCCCTGAGCACACGCGTGTCAGTAAGTCCGACCTTCGAGACATGGTCGAAGCATAAAAAAAGCCCCCGTGAGGGGGCTTGTAAGGGTTTGGCAACACTGCTCAGAGGTCAAGCAGCACCGCCAGTATAGCGGCAATTATCGCCGCGAGAATCAGCGCCATACCTCCACCAGTGGCGCAGCGTCATAGACTGGTGCCGGTGCAGCCACGGTAAAGAGGCCAGCGCCGCGCCTGGTCCTGCCCCATGCATCTTTTCGGTTTTGGTTCACCAGCTCGCCCCGCTTCACGGCCCCATAAACCATGTCGCGGGTAAACCCCTCGGCCTCGATTTCGTGCATTGTGCGCGGTATTTCGCAAAAATCACTTAACGTCATCGCGCGCCCCCTTATATTCGGCCCACTCGGCCGGCGTCATGGCGTAAGGGCCTGGTGTCGGCGTGGCCAACTGCGACCCGTTGGGCTGGCGCGTATGCACCACCACGCGGCCAGTGGCCAGCGTGACGGGCTCGGCCGGTGGTGTCCATGGTGCCAGCGCCTGTGCGAATATTGGATTCATTCTGTCACCTCCCACGCGCTATCCTCGCCCACTGGGGCCATGCATGGCTCGGCGCGCAGCGCCTGCCAGTCCCACGGCATAATTTTCGCGTTGAGTTTTTCATACGCGGCCACATAATCGGCCGTTGACGTCTCGGCCCAGTACAAGGGATATAACCGTTTTTCGGCCCCTTTAGATTTCACCACCTTATGCTTGCCGGTGCACTTAGCGTGCGCGGCCATAATGTCCACGCGATCATCGCGCACGGTGTAGCGTGTAGTTCCCAAAATAATCGTTCTCATGTTTAGATTCTCCAAATAAATAAATCAAGCGCCAGCACCACCAGCGCAGCCAAATAAACAATTTTTTCAATACGTGTCATAAGTTCCCCAAAAAGTGTCCGTCGTCGTCAAATACCGCGACGTAAAAACCACGTGCGGCTCCATGCACCTCATACCGCCATGCGTCGCGATCCTGCAGCGTCAATTCATCCGCGAGCGCTTGCGCGGCCGCTTTGGTTTTGTAGTAGGTCATGTGCAGCACCCGCAGCATGGCGCGTCGATACACCGGCCTTTTTTGTTTTGGTAGTATTCGCGGCCACCTATTTGAAACACGTCGGACACGTATGTATTACGCGCGCGCGTTAAATAAACCTCTTCGGGCTCCGGCTCCGCGTGCCGGTAATCATCCTCGTCAGTGATCCATGCGCGGCGCGTGGCCGTGTCATATTGGATCTCATCCCCTGGTCGAATAGGTGCACCGGTTCGCGAGCACGTGCCTTTATATTTTGCGATCATTGTTTTAATTGTCATCATGCGCCCCTTGCTTCGACCATACGCGCTGTCAACACGGCCAGCCCTTTAATCAACGCGCTGGCGCGTACGCGCTGGGGCGCGCCGAGGCCCTTGTTAACGGTAAACCAGCCATGCGGGTCGACCGTCACGGTCGCGGGCCGATTCTTAACGGCCAGCCATGCGGCCGCGTACGCGCTGGCCAAATTTGTTTTGTCTACGATATCCATAATTTACCTTTACTTTACTGAATCGGACGGGATTGTCCGCGCATGGCCACCGCATGGCCATGCACTGAAAATCAGGCCGTGGCCAGTCTAATGACGCGCCGCTCATGGCCAGTAGCGTGATCGGCGATAACGATATCGCGCGCTTGAATCGACGTGCCCGAGCAGAGAGTACATTTCGCGCACGTGGCGCGCGCGCCGGCTTCTTTGCTGGCCGGACATGATGCCTCACCGGCTTGCACGTCGACGCCCACCGATACGCGAAAAACGCGCATGCCGAGCAGATTCGCACGCGCGGCTTCATCGATATTGTCCGCGCTGGCCATAACGAGCGGAGCCCACGCGGCCACGTCAAAATCAGGGCGCTGCCATTGGTGTGTGTAACCTCGGTGGCCAGCTGCATATCGCAAAATTTTGAGCCACATGGCCACCGGCGCGGCGAAAGGGTCGCCATACGTGCCGAGCCGTACTATTTTGTCGGCGAGCGCGCGCGCAATTGTGGCCGCGTCGGCTTTGACGTATCGGCCGCGCTTATAGGCTTCAAATACGCTGCGAACCGATCGGCCGACGTTGACATAGCATGGCGGTTCGTCACTCTCGCCGGTTTTGATCAAATACGGCCGGTGGCCACAATCGCCACATATTGAAACGTCCGCGCCGGTGTTGAGCGCGTCGATCGGTGAAATATCGGAGCGCAAAATAAAAGTTTGCACAATCGCGCCAGTTTTGACATTGTCGGAGCCGTCGATTTTGTTAACGATAACGACAATCGGCGAGCCGTCAATTTGCGACGCGCCTTCATATGCGATGTAACCTAGAATTTTTGACATAGTTTTTTACTTTCGTTTATTTTGTGGCCGGCGCGTGGCCGGCCGGTTGAATTACTGTGGGAGGTTTGCGAACAGGCTAAACACGCGGCCGAGGCCGGCTTGCTGCGCTTGGCGGTCGTCGTCGGCCATAAGGCCGGCCACGGTGCGGAGCTCGGCGACGATGTAGGCCAGCGCGCGCACGTCGGCGACTAGCGTTGAATCTGACTCGGCCAGCACACGTGCGACGGTGTCGAATTTGCTAACGGTGCGCTCAATTTGCGCGAATTCTTTGTGTGTGAATTTCATAATCTTACTTTCGTTTAGTTGATTGTCCGGTTGCAATATCGCGGCCGGTAGAGATAATGTAAGGGATTCCCTTGCAATTGTCAACAATTATTTTCTAGGGATAAACCCTAATACGTTGTAGGCAAGTTGGGCGGGTTGTAGGCAAGTTGCACGGGTCGCAAATGACCTACAAAAAAAGCCCGCCAGTGCTAGCTAAAAGCTGTTTTGTAGGTCATATTGTCATTTTTTAGGGTATATATAAAGGACTTTAAAAATGTAATACTTTATAGCTATACAGTAGGATGTGAGCCACGCCGTTTTGGCCGCGACTCAAATTCTCAAAAAAATGACCCACAAAACCCAAAAAATGACGTAAGCCTATGATTTTAAAGGAAAATAGTGTGGGTCATCCAAATGACCCACACTTTTTAGGTTAGTGGCCACTAACTTAGGTCAAACGGCCATGTTAGTGGCCACTAACCACCAGCCGATGGCCATGTTAGTGACCACTCACTTCTTTAAGTTAGTGCTCACTCACTTGGCAAAATGATAAAGGTTAGTGGCCACTAACTTACCAGGTGTAAGTGAGCACTCACTAACTTAAGGCTGTAAGTTTGGCGTCAGTTTGATTTGAGGGGGTGGGTAGGGCCCGCCGTCAGGGCCCACGTGGACGGAGGGTTCACAAACAAAATTTTTTTTAATTTTTATTTTTTAAAAACCAATTCCAAACCAGTGACAACATTGCCCACATGACCCACAGCCTGATATATTCCGATCGCTGGCGCATAGCAACTGGATTGACCATAGCTCCTTAACTTTGTATTTCTGGAACTCCCTGCGCCGGCATTTCTTTGGTATATTCGGGCGCATGACGTTTCACAGCCTACCTTTTGAGCCGCGCAAGATCGTTGCGACCGAAGCGCGCTTGAACAAGATTTACGAAGCCGCCAAGCTCGGCCTCAAAGGCGACGCATTGGCATTGGCTTCTGGTATGTTGCCCACCGAGTACCGCCAACTGTGTGAGCTAGACCCTATTGCGGACATGGCCGCGCTAAAGGGCAAAGCCGACGGCGAGTTGGAGATGTCCCAGTGCTTGCACCAAGCAGCCAAGGAAGGCGACGCCAAAGCGGCGTTGGCAATCCTGCAACACTCACACGGCTGGGTGGCCAAGCAGTCCATCAGCATAGATGTCGATCAGCGCATCAGCATCATCGGCGCGTTACGCCAAGCCGAGTCACGGGTTATTGACGTAATCGCCAACGAACCAAGTCCAACACTGGAACACAAGGTAGAGCAAGCTGTTAGGGCCGAGCGTTAATGACATGGCTTGACCATTCATTGTTGTACGGGCCCAAATTTTGTTTGGTTACCAGTCAAAAAGAATTTGAACGCGTATGCAAACGCAATGGGTTACCAGACCAAGGCGACCGCTACGTTCGTGAAGGATGCAACGCTACTACGCATTGGTGGCACGACAACGCGGTAGGTGTTGTTGCAATAGATTTAGATGCGGTTAAAGACATGACGCCAATTAGCGTTGCCGCGTTGTTGACCCATGAAGCGGTGCATGTGTGGCAACACGCAGAGCGCATAATTGGCGGCGTAGCGTGTGATGAGATGGAGGCGTATGCCGTCCAAAACATCAGCGCCCGCTTAATGGAAGCCTACGCTGAAAGACTAAAGTAAATGCAATCGACCATATACAGCGCTGAAGACGAACAGGAACTGATGGCCAGACTCTGGAGTCCGGCCATTAAGGACAACCCGTTGGCGTTTGTAATGTTTGCGTTTCCTTGGGGTGTCAAGGGCACACCACTGGAAAACTTCCAAGGCCCGCGCAAATGGCAACGCGAGGTGCTGCTGGACATTGCCGAACATATAAAGATCAACCAAGGCAAGATGGATTTTGACGTATTGCAAGAGGCAATCTCGTCTGGCCGTGGTATTGGCAAGTCAGCCCTAGTCAGTTGGGTCACAATTTGGATGGTGGCAACAAGGATTGGCTCGACAACCATCATTTCAGCCAACAGTGAGTCCCAACTGCGCTCGATCACCTGGGCGGAGATCACAAAATGGCTGGCGATGTCAATTAACTCACACTGGTTTGAAGTCTCGGCCACTCGAGTCATGCCGGCCAAGTGGCTGACTGAGCTGGTCGAACGGGATTTGAAAAAGGGCACACGCTACTGGGGCGTCGAAGGACGCTTATGGTCAGCGGAAAACCCCGACGCGTACGCTGGCGTACACAACTTCGACGGTGTTTTGGTCATTTTTGACGAAGCGTCAGGTATTGACGACTCAATTTGGGCGGTGACGGGTGGTTTTTTCACAGAAAACACGCCAAACCGCTTTTGGTTGGCCTTTTCCAACCCACGGCGCAACACGGGGTACTTTTACGAGGCGTTTAACAGCAAACGCGAGTTTTGGCGTACTCGCGTGGTGGACGCCCGCACGGTCGAAGGCACGGATAAGGCGGTCTATCAGCGCATCATTGACGAATATGGGCCGGATTCGAGCCAAGCGCACGTCGAGGTATACGGTCAGTTCCCCAACGCGGGCGATGACCAGTTCATTGGGGCGGACATAGTGGACGACGCCATGAAACGAACCAAGTACCAAGACCAAAGTGCCCCGATTGTGATTGGTGTCGACCCCGCACGGTTCGGAGCTGACGCCACGGTCATCGCGGTGCGGCAAGGGCGGGACATTGTAAAGATCATGCGCCACAGAGGCGACGACACCATGACGGTGGTAGGGCACGTGATCGAAGCGATTGAGGAATTTAAGCCCACGTTGGTGGTGATTGACGAAGGCGGCTTGGGTGCTGGAATTGTCGATAGATTAAAAGAGCAGCGGTACAAGATCAAGGGCGTGAACTTTGGAAACAAGGCCAAGAACCCGATCATGTACGGCAATATGAGGGCGCAGATGTGGGGCGACATGCGCGAATGGCTGAAAACGGCGGCGATTCCAAACGACAGGTTCTTGAAAACGGATCTGATTTCGCCTATGATGAAGCCTGATTCACGTGGAACAATTTTTCTGGAAAGCAAAAAAGACATGAAGTCGCGCGGGCTGGCTTCTCCTGACGCAGCCGACGCAATTGCTGTTACATTTGCGTTTCCTGTGGCGCATCGTGAGTACACTGAAGCCACACGCAAGGTATACTCTGGCCAAAGAGCCGTAGCAACTGGATGGATGGGAGCTTAAAATGGCAACTAAACCTGGACTCTATGCGAATATTCACGCCAAGCAAGAGCGCATCAAAGCTGGCTCTGGCGAAAAGATGAACAAGCCTGGCAGCAAGAACGCGCCCACGGCCAAAGATTTCAAAGACTCAGCTAAAACTGCAAAGAAAGGCAAATAATCATGGCTACTAAAATGTCCGCAAAAATGAAAATGTTTGAAAAGTCCGGCATGGACAAAGAAAAAGGCATGAAAGAAGGCAGCAAAAAAGACATGGCTGGCGATAAAAAGCAGATGTCTAAGATGGTTGTGACCGTCGCCAAGCCGATGAAGAAGAAATAATCATGCCACTCGTTAAATCAAAGTCACCCGAAGCATTTCGCAAAAACATTAAAGCCGAAGTCAAGGCCGGTAAGCCGGTCAAGCAGGCGGTTGCAATTGCTTATGCCGTCAAGCGCGAAGCTCCAAAACCAACAAAGAAAAAATAATGGCAGATTACACAGGCATCGCCGCAGCCGGTGCTGTGGCCAACGGCGGGGATAAGAAGACTGAATCCAGCATTCTGTCCACCGCCCGCACCCGCCTCAACATGGCGATTGCCGCGTTGTCTGAAAGTCGTGAAGATGAAATTGATGACCTGAAGTTTTACGCCGGTTCGCCCGACAACCACTGGCAGTGGCCAGCGGACGTGTTAGCAACGCGCGGCGCAGTGCAAGGTCAAACGATCAACGCCCGCCCAACGCTTACCATCAACAAGCTGCCCCAACATGTCCGACAAGTCACCAACGACCAAAGGCAGAACCGCCCAAGTGGCAAGGTTATTCCAGCCAATGACGACGCCGACATCGAAGTCGCCGAAATCTTCAACGGCATGGTCAGACACATTGAATACATTAGCGACGCCGACGTTGCTTACGACACAGCCTGTGAAAACCAAGTCTCCTACGGCGAAGGTTACATCCGAATCCTGACCGAATACTGCGACGAAAACACATTTGACCAAGATTTGAAAATTGGTCGCATCCGCAACTCATTCAGCGTTTACATGGATCCGATGATCCAAGACCCAACTGGCGCAGACGCTAAATGGTGCTTGATCACTGAAGATATCCCCAAAGACGAATACGCTCGCACATACCCCAACTCAGCGCCCATCACCACCTTGCAGTCGCTTGGTGTTGGCGATCAGAATCTGAGCCAATGGCTGACTGAAGACACCGTGCGGGTGGCTGACTACTACTACCTCGACTACACCAAAGCAACGCTCAACCTGTACCCTGGAAATATGACCGCGTTTGACGGCACTCCAGAAGATAAACAATTGAAAGAACTATATGGCAAACCTAAAAAATCTCGTGAATCTGATCGTGTCCAAGTTAAATACTGCAAGATTAACGGTTATGAAATTCTTGAAGAACGCGATTGGGCGGGGAAATACATCCCCGTAGTCCGCATCGTCGGCAATGAATTTGAAGTCGATGGTCGCTTGTATGTGTCTGGCCTTGTGCGTAACGCCAAGGATGCCCAGCGCATGTACAACTACTGGGTAAGCCAAGAGGCAGAGATGCTGGCCTTGGCGCCAAAAGCGCCGTTCATTGGTTACGGCGGCCAATTTGAAGGCTATGAGAACCAATGGAAAACTGCCAACACCAACAATTGGCCGTACTTAGAGGTCAATCCTGACGTCACAGACGGCTCAGGCGGTATGTTGCCGCTACCCCAGCGGGCACAGCCTCCAATGGCCTCCAGCGGGCTGTTGCAAGCCAAAGCAGGCGCGTCTGAGGACATCAAATCGACCACTGGCCAATATGACGCATCTTTGGGCATGCGAAGCAACGAGCGCAGCGGCAAAGCCATTCTGGCCCGCCAGCGCGAAGGTGATGTAGGTACTTACCATTATGGTGACAATTTGGCCCGTGGCGTGCGCCACATCGTGCGCCAGTTGGTAGACTTGATCCCCAAGATTTATGACACACAGCGTGTGGCTCGCATCATTGGTGTGGACGGCGAAACCAAGATGGTCAAGTTGAACCCTGAACAACCTGAAGCAGTCCGCAAGATTACGGATGAACAGGGTATTGTGATCGACAAAATCTACAACCCCAATGTCGGCAAGTACGATGTGGTGGTGGCCACCGGCCCAGGCTACGCAACCAAGCGCCAAGAAGCCTTGGAAGCAATGGCTCAACTGTTGCAGGGCAACCCACAACTTTGGGCTGTCGCCGGTGACTTGTTTGTCAAGAACATGGATTGGCCTGGTGCCCAAGAGATGGCTAAACGTTTTGCTAAGACGATTGACCCCAAACTCATGGAAGACGGCGATAAGCCGCCCGAGTTGCAAGCTGCTGAACAACAGATCCAAGCAATGGGCCAAGAGTTGGATCAGTTGCATGGAATGCTGACCAATGTCGGCAAATCCATTGAAGCGCAAGACATGCACCGCAAGGATTTTGAAGCTGAAATTAAGGCTTACCAAGCTGAAACACAGCGAATTTCTGCGGTACAAGCCAGCATGTCACCTGAACAGATTCAAGACATTGTGCTGGGGACTGTGCACGGCATGATTACTTCAGGCGACTTGGTAAGCGAAATGCCTGGCCGAGACATGGGTACCGGCCCTGAGATGCCGCAAGAAGGTATGGAACAACAAGGTATGCCACCTCAAGGCGGTATGCCACCACAAGGAATGCCACAATGATGTACAAGGCCGCTGATTTCGTAGGCATGCTGTTTTTGGCCAGAGATGTGGCGCACAGCGTCCACCTCAACACCCGCAGCTATTCCAAGCACGTTGCGCTCAATATTTTTTATGACCGCATTATTGATGCTGCTGATGATTTTGCTGAAGCCTATCAAGGCCGTCACGGTTTGATGGGGCCAATCACATTGCATTCAGCCACTAAAACGTCCAACATCATTGATTTTTTGCAAAACCAATTGGATGAAATTGAAAAGTGCCGCTACGATGTAGTGGACAAATCTGATTCATCAATTCAGCAA